AAGCATTTATCAGGCAGAATCTTTGCGCTGACAATCCCCGGCAGGTTGCCAAGTCTGAACCAATTGCTAGGCCGCAACAGGTTTATTCTAGTGAAGCTCAAGCGCGACATACAGGACGATTTCTTGTCAGCGTTACGAGCATCCGCAAACGATTGCTCGACGCAGACAACCTTGTCCCGAAGTGGCATATTGACTGCCTGCGATACGCTGGAATCATACCTGACGATTCGCCGGACAAATGCGAAATCAAGATTGCCCAGCGCAAGTGCGAAAAGGGCGAGGAAGAAAAGATTGAAATAATTATTGACGCGCTTTGAGTTTAGGCGCATAGTCGCGGAAATGAAATCAATGAATACTTTTTCCACAGTTCCTATGCCGGACGATAGCCGAGCCTGTCAGGAGACTATTCCGGGGCAAAGTGTAGGCGAAGCGCAAGCGGGCAATTCAACCGATGGCAAACTAGTTAACCGTTGGACGCTTGCGGCTGTGGGATACTTTTTGAGCGCGTGGCTGAGAAAAATCAGCATTGGTCTAGCCTTGTCCGTGACGCATTGCAAGCGATGGTTTGAACAGGCGAAAGCAAACACGGTGCAGGTAAATCCTGCCGCGCTCAAACACTTTGTCCTGCTTGTAATAGTTGCTATGTTGGCAACCGCGCCTAATCTATTCGGGCGCGAAGCAGGGCAGCTTTCAGACGCAGAAATCAACCGCATGGTTGCCGCTATCTATCGCATTGAAGGTGGTGACAAGGCGCGTGTTCCGTATGGCATACTTAGCGTCAAGGTGAAGGACAAGGAGTCGGCGCGTAGGGTGTGTTATAACACCGTCCGCAATAACTATGTGCGCTGGACTAAGTCCGGCAAGCCTGACGACTTCGCCAAGTTCATCGCTGCTCGCTATTGCCCGCCGTCTGCGGATGCGGTAGGGCATAAGAACTGGGTTAATAACTTCAGGAAGATTGTAGGAAAGGTGCAATGAGCGACGAGAAAACAACTGACGTGATTGCCATAACCCGCGACGAGCTTAAACAGGTTCAGCGTGAAGCGATGTTGTCCATCCTGCGCTTGTTTGGTGATGATGCCGCAGATTGTGATTGCGAGAACTGCAATGCCGCTAGGACTTCTAGGAAGATGATTGAGGAATTATGAGTGAGATTAACAAAATCAAGGCGGCAATATATCGAGATTGCGCCGAAAGAGCTTCTATGTATTCAAGGGAAACAAAGCTTACCAGCGAAGAAATAACCCGAGAATATTCTAAAGGTTTTTTTGACGGCATGATTACCGCTGAAACAAGCATTTCAATTGCATTTAACAGAATAGCCGACGAGCTAGAAAAGGATGGCCAATGAGCGACTTACACAAACCAACCATACGCGAAGTGCTTGAACTGATTGCTGACGTTGACAGCGAATCGCCATCCTGCCCCGTCAGCGCAGACATGGCGTATCCAGCCATTGACCGAGACTACGATTATCAGGTCTATGTGTTAAGCGAGATTGCTCGCGTGACGAGCGAGCCGTGGGCGCAGGAGGTGGCTAATCGTTGGTTGATTGATAACGGGCTATGAACGGCAAAAGCAGCAAGCCCCGTCCGATACGCGACTATACTCATTTAGCGAATGAGTGGGACAGGATTTTTAAGCGCAAGCGCAAGCCAATCAAGCGAGAAAAACATATTGACATTAAGCGCGAGCTTAACTGTGCTTTTCTTAGCTCCATTGCAAAGGATTTCGATAGGGAAATAATGGAAGATTTACACAAACATGAACACCAAAAAACTCTTGGAACTAGCGGAGTCGGTAAAGAAACACACGGAAAACTTCATCGCCAGCGGAGACTTGAAAGACCTGACAAAAGCTCAGGTCAGAGCGCGTAACTACATGGCCGCTGCGTTGAGGATTGAGGAAGATAAACGTAAAAAGTAACAACCAATAAAATCAAATGAAAACCAAAGACTTAGCCGCCGCATGGCAGGAAAAGAAAAGCGTAGCCGGTAAGAAATGCGTAGTCCACGCTGACCGCGATGCCGTGCGCTTCTACATGGGCGGGCATATTTGCCAACAATGCCTAGACATTGAACTGGCTTACAGGCGATACAACGACAGTCACGACTGGATGCTGCGCTTGAAGAACGAGATTAAAGACAGGAAATGGCGCGACAAAGACGACGAGGTTGAAAAGCCGATTTGCGGGGCGAGCTTGCAAATACTAGAGGCCAAGTTGAAAGCGATTGCCGACGAGTATAAGGCGATGCTGGCGAGTGGGATTCAGTTGACTATGCTTTAATTTATGAAAAAAGACACATCGCTAACTCCTCTGGATTTAATACAAAAACTAGGCCGATTTGATTTAGATGTTTGTGGAATAAAAACACATAAAACTGCTGATAAAATAATAGAACTTCCAGAGGATGGGCTTTATTGTGATTGGAGCGGTAGAGTTTGGCTTAATCCTCCATATTCCAACCCGTCTCCGTGGTTAGAAAAAATGTCAATTCATAACAACGGAATAGCTCTTGTGTTAAATTCAACGGATACTGATTGGTTTCATAAATATATTTTCAATCAGCAATCCGCAATACTTTTTATGAACGGCAGGCCTAAATTTACGAGGATTGACGGTTCTGTGTTTTCAATAATGAGAGGGGTTGTTTTAGTTGCTTACGGAATAAAAAACTTTTTTTTATTGGAAACAAGCGGAATAGATGGGTGCTATATTGAAGTTTAAGCTTTAGTCTTGTCGTCGTCGTCACCGCCAAAGCCGACTTGCAAATCAGCCTGCCTATCAACCTTAATCTCGCGTATCTTTTCTTGTAGCTGATAGGCATCTTGGATAATCATGCGAGCGTGTTGCTCCGGGCAGTTTGAAAAGATGTTGTCGGCCACGATGACAACATAAGGAAGATTGCTTTCTCCGAGATAATGCAGCGCAGATGTTAGCAATCTGCCGACAATCTTCTGTTGTTTATTGGTTGCCATTATTCCTCCTGTACCTTGCCACAATCCATGCAAATCCACAAGTCGTCACCTACTTCTTCCATCGCACCGGAATTGCAGTAAGCGCAGAAGATTTCTTCCATAGGTCATTTCAGGTTAAGCCGATAGTGCGGAGTCTTTACCCTCAGCTTGTGATTCTGGATGCAGTAATCCCTGCGCTCAATCTTGCCGTCCGTATGCTTGCCTAGAAGTAGAGTCTTGGCGTAGGAGCGGCTACAACCAAACTCAGCCGCCCATTGGTTGATTGTCTTGAAGCCCTTCTCCGGCGTTTCAAGGTTTTGATTCTTGAACGCTTCTTTGAGCTTCTGAAATATGGCGTTGCTGGTCATATCGGCAACCTCCAAACAGATTGCGTCTGCGGCTGTTCATGTACCCAACAAACGGCTTGGTCGTCGGTGTATTCGCCCCAAACAAAACCACCAGCCCATGACAGCGTAGAGCGGCGAGCGGCAGCATAGTCCATGTTCGGTATGTTGGACAGTGTGCCAACACAATAGCCCGTAGGATTGTCATCGCGCCTACCCTTAGCCATGCCCGCGCGGTGGGTGTGCGCGAATATGATGTTGCCGTGAGCCTCTGCGTGGTCTCTACAAGCGTTTTCGCCATACATATAACCGTGCATGAGCTTGTAGTTGCCAATCGTCCTATAAGCCCGTATAGACCAATCTTCGACTATCTCAGCCTTGCAGATGGCGGCAGTGGTGCGGATGCGTTCAATCAAATCGCCGGATAGCTCGCGGATGATGGCGTTATGATGCTTTTGCAGGCGATACAACCTAGCTTCATGGTTGCCGCACATTATGATTTGCGGGCGTAGCTTTTTGAGGAACGTTAAACCAGCTTCAAAATCAGGCGCAATGTCGCGTGATTCGTCCTCAGAACCTTTTGCGCCAGCCCGAAATGCAGCCGTGTCCACGAAGTCGCCAAGATGGACGGTTGTATTGGGTTTGTAGATTTGCTTAAAACGCAAGACGGCTTCGGCGGCGTTAGGGTCAATCAAATCGCCGTGCGAGCAACCAACGGCTAGGAATCGTTTCCAAGACTTAACGGGATTCACGGTTGCCTTTCTTGTTGGACTTCTTAGCGCGGGTGGCGGCTTTGATGGCTCGTAGGGATGCTCTAGAAATAACTCCGTAGCAGCCTTGCGGTGTAACAACCGCATCGTATCCGCAAGCTTCTAAAATAGTTTTGAAGATGCCGATTGTCTCTTTGTCGAAATGCGCTTTTAATCGTTTAGGTGATTTCATCTTGGATTGTGGTTATAGTCCAAGTTATTCACCGTCACAAGTTATTTTTGCGAAGCGTTGATATAGACTTCAAGCATTTCATTCCAACGAGCTAACGGCACGAACTTGCCGTCGCAAGGTACGTCGAACTTCTCGCCAGCGCGGACGGAGCGGACAAACCTATCGCTAGGTATTTCCTTAACGATTGTTTTTGTCGCGCAGCCTGTCGCGAGCAGCATCGAGCTTGTCATTAAGAGCAACGTCGTTTTCATTCGCAGAATCCGTCCTAGCAGCGTCTAATTCAGCCTGTGGCGCGTTTTTATCCTTCTTCGTTAGCCAACGCTCTATAACCCAACCAAACACGCTTAAAACCGATAATAGAGCTTTCAGCATATCACTTGCCTAAAGCAGCCCTAGCGTCGGCCATGTACTTCTCATACGGAGTTTGCGACACGGCGCAGAGGCTGTTCACTTCTTCAAGCGTGAGTGATTCCTTATGCCATACGGCGGCGAGCTTGGGAATTAGTTCAAGCGCAGTCGGGCCAAGCGTCAGGATAAGTTGTGCGATGATGGCGGGTGTCATTTAGCCTCCAGTTGGGTGATGAGTTGAACCAACGATTGTTGCGCGGCGGTCAATGCCTCGGATGCTTTAAGCCAGCCGGATTGATTGTTGGACAAGACGGCGGCGTTGTAGGCTGACAATGCAGACGAGAAGGCTAGTTGATACTCAGCGTAGGCGGCTTGGACTCGAGTATGGACGATGTTATCAGGGCGTATGTCTTTGGCCGCAGCATACGCAGCCCATCCTTTCATAGCTGAATCAACGGATTGCGCGATTGAGGCGAGCGACTTGCCTGTTGCGTCTTGCCATGTGGTTTGACAGCCGCATAGCAATACAGACATAAACGCGACTATGGATAGGTATTTAATAGTTCTCATGGCTTTTTGATTTGAGTTGTGTCGAATGATACCGACTCTGACGGGTGTTGCTTGAGGAATAATAGCACGTCCTTCGCTATTGACGCAAGGCACACAAGCGAGCCTTCTTTAAGTGTCATTGACGGCACAATTACGCCGACACCAAACGCCGTAGCCAATCCAGTAAGGCAAGCCACAAACAACCCAAAACGCCATTGTTTCCAATTCATATTAAAACCCTTTTTCGCATTTAGTCATGGTGTGCGGTGGTTAAATCTTTCGCCTTCACATAGACAATGTGCGGCGGATACTCTTTATGTTCTTTGTGTTTGGCTCTCATGTGCCGTTGAAACGTCGCTATGCTCCAAGAGTAATGCTTGCAGAACTGACAACACAATTTCGCTTCGTGCTTCACTTTGTAAGAGCGGATAGCAGCGCGGCTAACCGGAAATTGGATTGTCTTTCGAGCCATGTCCGATAGCGTCTAGGGTTGCTGTGCGACCTGCCCACTACTGCCATTATTTGTTCTATAAATAGTGTTTGCATGCTTATTGACCGCCCATGTTGCAATAACTGACGAGATTGTGCAAGCACTAACTACGATGACACCAAAGACGCAGATAGCCTTCCAAGAGCCAAGAATGAACGCACGGTCAGTCTTTAACGTGCTAATGTCCACGCCTTGTGTCCGCAAAAGCTCCGTGTGTTCAACCTGCGTCTGCTGCGCTAAGGCTAGGATGGTCTTAATGTCGTTAGCCGTCTGACCTAGCTTCTGTGTCGCGTCGGTCAGGACTTCAATAGCCCGCTCACAAGCGTTGATTCTGACGGCTTGTGCGGCAGGCGAGTACTCCATATTTTTCATATACTTTGAGTTAAACATGGCTGTAATGCGCGTCGGTGGTGACGGGCAAGTGCGTGGGTAAAGCAGCGAAAGCCCTGCGTAGGCTCGCCGCACACAGAACAAAACTTCTTGCGCTTTAGCTTCTGTTTTTCCTGCGACAACTCGCGCAGCCGCTCGCCATCGTCGGCAATCGTCGCGGCTATTATGTCGCGCTTGATACGTTGCAAGGCCGATTCATGTTGCTTGGCGGTCATTGTGCGATGTAAAAAATAGAATTTATTTCAGCGGCGGCAGAACCATTGACTTGAGCAAAAGAGAAATAATAATTTGGATTAAGGTAAAAAGTTAATTGACCAAAACTATAATCTGCCGTTGCTCCAACCGAATACGTTGAATTGAATTTTAAGACAGCAGATGAATTATACACATTTACATTTAATCCGCTGTCATTAGAACCATCTGGAATTGCTGCAATTTTGACTTGAACGCAAACCCTGACAGATGTTGTGTTTGTCCAAGTTTCTCCAACTGTAACATCATTAGAAATATCAACATAATCAGAAGTTGCAGATGGAAGATTTGTTATTGCAGAACCATCGCCGCTAAACTTACCAACAAATCTATTTGCAAAGTTCGTTCCAGAAATCCACCAATCACCATTTGTAGAAGCCGCTAAATCTAAGTGAGGATACGCACTATTATTATCGCACCATCTAAAAATGACTTTGTTATCAGTAAAACGGCGGTGAGTCGTAAACATTGTGCCGTTAGTATCTATGCCCCAAGTGCCGGAAGCGTGTCTGCCGCTACCTGCGCCATTGGTTTGATTCTCGATGTATATCTCGTTGATGTTATTGGTAGCCGCAATGCTGGCCATGAATATGTGAGGCACATCAGAAGCGTTAAGTGCATTAGTGTTGTAAACCTTAATGCCTACCGTTGACGCGCTAAACCCGCCGCTCGCCGCCCATGAATAAGGATTACCAAGTGTTAGCGCATTTGTGCTTACCAAACCGCCGAATGTTGCCGTGCCGCCGTAACTTCCAGAAAAGCCGCTGCCGCCACTTATGCCAGTAAGATGCGAACCATCGCCGTAATAAGAGCCAGAAATCCACAAATTGCCGTTAGTTGAGGACATCAAATCGGGATGGGGATATGCGCTGTTATTATCGCACCAGCGGAAGATGACGTTGTTGTCTGTAAAACGGCGGTGAGTCGTAAACATTGTGCCGTTGGTATCAATTCCCCAAGTACCGGAAGCGTGACGGCCCGAGCCGATGCCGTTGGTCTGGTTCTCGATATAAATCTCGTTGATGTTGTTGGTGGCGGCCACGCTGGCCATGAAGATGTGCGGTACGTCCGAACCGGCAACGCTGTTGGTGTTGAATATCTTGATGCCTACGGTGTCGGAGTGAAATCCGCCGCTAGCCGCCCAGCTGAACGGATTGCCCAGCGTCAGGGTATTGGTGCTGGTCAGCCCGCTAAACGTAGCCGTACCACCATAGCTTCCGCTAAATCCAGAACTGCTCGCCGCTATGCTGTAATTGGTGCGCCCGCCCGTTACGTTGGTGGTTATGGTCACGTTTGCGCCTGCGGAGACAGAGGGCAGGTTGGTAGCGTAGGCGTAGGCGGTTAGGTTTGTGCCTATCCCGCTGCCGGAGATAACGCCTGCCGCGCCTGTGTTGTTGGTGTAGGTTGTGCCGCTAGGCCAAGTGCTGCGATATTCGCCACCAAGCCACATCCCCTGACCGATGCCGACGGTGAAGTCGCCGTTACTTACCACCATACCGTTAGCACTATCGGTCAGGTTGACAACAAAATTACCAGAGGCATCTTTTTCTAAAAATGGAACAACGGTTGAGCCAAAATCAAACGCCAGCTTGGGCGTTGTTACTGAAACAAGGCTGTTGGTGACAATCACCTTTGCCGTAGAACCGCCTAGCTCTGCCGAGCCAAGTAGCTTCGCTGCGCCTGCGTAGTTGTTGGTCAGGATGTTTTGCGGCATTGACGTTTTAAGCTGCACGTTGGTAAAGCCAACATTGCTATCCTGAACCGAGCCGTCTGTGCCGACGATTAACACGCTTGCGCTATCCGGCCTGTCGGGAAGCGTTATGCCTGCGCTGCCGCCAGAAAATGTCAAACTATTTGAAAACGTAACCTCACGCGATTCATTAAGCAGAACAAAATTATTAGTCACAGCAAACAACTGCCCCATTAATGAATTGCTGGTTGAATTAAGCGTGTTGGTGGTGACATAGCGCGTAAGGTTAGTGCCTATGCCAAACCCAGACACCACGCCAGCCTGAGCCGTATTATTGGTAAACGTGTTGACTATAACAATGTCATTGGTTGCGTTGCGTATTTGCGTCATTAAACCATTGCTAGTGACAAAATCAGCATTAGTATAGGCAACTGTTATTGCGTTGTTGGTGGCTACAATGCGATTCACAAGCCCATTGCTGGTGGTTGTATCTGCGGAAGAATACGAGGCAATTAAAGCGTTGTTGGTGGCAACTAATCGCGTTACAAGACCGTTACTGGAAATCGTATCTGCGTCTGTGTAAGACGCTATTAAAGCATCGTTGGTAGCAATTAAGCGCACAACTAAACCATTGCTAGAAACTGTGTCGGCTGATGTGTAAGAGCTTATTAAAGAATTGTTAGTGGCAATTATTCTGGCAACAAGTCCATTGCTGGTAATCGTATCTAGCGAGTTAGCAACATTGGTTACCTGTGACAAAGTTATTGTATTAGTCAAAATAGACGCATAAAGGCTATTACTTAGTGATGTGTCAGCGGTTGTATAAGAGCTTACTAAAGCATTATTGGTAGCCACCAATCTTGTAACCAAACCATTGCTTGTTACAATGTCAGCATTGGAATAAGCAGAAACAAGCGCGTTGTTGGTAGCAACCAATCGGGCAACAAGTCCGTTGCTAGTGACAAAAACAAGGTTTGTTCCTGCGTACTGAGTAAGGTTTGTACCTATGCCGTAAGCTGTGGCAACACCAGCAGAATCGGTTGTGTTGGTATAAGCCGTGCCGCTAGGCCAGCTTGTGCGCGTAACGCCGTTAAGAGTAAGTGATGGCGTGGTTATAGAGTTGTCAGCAATAAATTCCGATGCGTTAACCGGAACATCTTGGTTTAACGCACCAATTCTAAATGTGCCATCTTGATTTGTAACAAGAATACCATCTTGCCCCCCTAATTGGCTGAGTGTATAACTATCTAATGTAGCAAATCGAATAAAACCATTAGTCGCATACGCATAACTAGCAAGTTGGTTTGTAAGTCCGGTCACATCGTTAAGGTGAATTGCATCTTGTGGAATGACAAGGATTGAGCCATTGACGGTGCTATTAAGCGCAATGCCAACCTTCATCACCGAAAGGCTGTCGTTCGGTGCATTGGTGGTGATTGTGCCTGCGTTAGTGCCGACAAACAAACCTTGTCCAGCCGTATAACCGCGCGTGTCAATGCCGTTAACCACGCCGTAAGTCGTCACTAAGCCTTCTAGGTTGTTGGTGATGTTGTGCGTAGCAACGCCGATAAACGCATAGCCTGTTGACGTTGTGTTTGTATTGGATACGGCTAAGACGGCTTTAGGGCGATTGCCCTGCGCCCCGCTGATTGTCACTACCTGCCCGTTGGTGATGGTAATGCCAGTTTTATTGACTACGCGAACATGCTGCTCTTGGCCGATGTTTACCGTAACGTCTGGCTGGTCATTGTAATATGCCAGCGTATGCGTAGCGTTGTCATAATACACCAGCCCTTCGCTATGCGCCGGAACATTGGTTGAATTGTTTAGAAATTGGATGTTGGTTACATTCTGGCTGATAAATGGGTTGTAATTGGATATGGTAAGCAAGTGTCCAACAATAGAAGCATTTGCGCCATTAACGCCTGTGGCATTAGTAATTGCTGCATTTAATGTTGCTTGCTGACCAGATGTAAGCGCGTTAGTATTACCTGTCGTAGATATGACGATTAGCGAGCCATTGGTTGAAAACGTAATGTTATCGCCTGCAACAATCGGAAACTGGTTAGTCCAAAGAAATACATTGGCGTTGGTAGCAAACGCAATGACTTGGTTTAGGTCGTAAGTGTTTGTGTCGTTGGAAGGCACAAGAACCTTAACCGGAGTTACATAGCTATTAGGTGGCAATGTTTCAAACCAATAAATGCCACCCGCAACAATACCTATGGAAAATGAGCTATTAACAATGGACGCTGTGACTACGGCAGGCACAACCGTGTTTGAACCGTATTGCTGTGGAATCTTGCTAATTGGCGTAAATTTAGCCGTGCTTGCGCTGTAATTAGTGCCGCGAGAATCAACTAGGTTGGTGCATACTATTGTGGCGGCTTGGCTGGTAACGCAAAGCAGGCAAAAAACAAATGCTAAAATAGCTCTCATTATAGGTTTGAACATAGCTTACTTTTACGTTATAGTCAACTTTTATAGGAATACACGTTATTCCAGTTTTCTTTGCGCTTAGAACAATTACATGGCTTGCCAAACAGAGACTTATGCCATTTCTTATAGGCATCGCTGTTTTCCTTGCCAATGATGCGCTCCACGGTATCGCCTACGCCAGAATCTTGTTCTGACCTCACCGCTTTGATTGCCTTAGCCCACAATGGCCATTCCCGCGCCACAGTTGGCTTTACAGGCGTGTTTATGATTTCGCGACTCCACGGCATATTAACAATGGCAACGAGCTTTATTGCGCTCGTATTCTTCCGCAAATGAGCCGCCTTCGCAACTGCATTGCTTTTCACGCAGATACAAGGCTTGCTCGCTTTCAAACGGGTTAGGCTTTAGAACATCGTTAAAAAAGCTAGATTGATACACGCCGCCTATTTCGGCATCTGGTAAGTATGCTGGCAGAGTTATGCCATCTGGCAACGCCGGAACTCCGCTAGGAAGCTCGCAAAACGTCTCGGTTTTTGGTGGTGCAGGATAATTCTTGGTGCAAGTGCCATCGTCTTGAACCCAATCGGGATTAGTATTGCAATATGCGCCTTTGGGCTTATGCGGCTTTTGCCATAGCAAATCGCTCATGGTAAACGTCACAATGGCTTGCCAAAGGAAAGGTATGTAATTCGGGTCGTCAATGTAACCTTGCCCTTGATAAAACAACGAAGATGCGTTTGGTATGTTGTTAATATCCCATGTGGCATCTCCGGGATTAGGATTTGTGACCATCCAGCCGACTACGCTTGGATAACAGTTGATTTCCGGCAAGCATCGAGTTTCACACACCACACTGGCGCATGGCTGGCCGTTAAGTATGGTTACGGGCGCACCGGAAGCATGATTATACACCCATTCATGGATTGCGTATTGCCCCTTGCTTTGGTCGTCATTCCAATACCAAGCCGCTGCGCCATTGGACGAAACATAACCGCCTTTGGTGTATGCGCCAGACAATGTGCCAACAACCTTAAAATGCGTAGAGTCAACTATCTCAGTTACTTTAACGTTAGAGCCAAGACCACTAACGCCTGAAAAGTCAACGTAATCCTCTATGTCGGCATGGACAACTAAACTAACTGCTGCTTCGGATTCTATGATTACATTGCTGCCATCTTGCGTAGCCGATATGACCTTAACCCTGCCGCAAATAGCTGGCTTAGTTCTTTTGGACACGGGTTGCCACCGAATAGGAGCAAAGAAATTGTCTGTTTCGGAGGGCGTAAATCGGTAGGGCAAATCGGATATTTTATCACCAACGCGCTCATATTCTGTGTCGCTGATTTGATTGACCTTGAATATGCCGGGATTAACTGCGCTTTGAATATAGGCAATCTGGCCGGACGTGACTTCAGACGATGATGATAGCACAACAGTTGTGCCGTCATCTTCATAAATACAATCAGTCTTGGTTTCGTCAGGCGACCATCTATCTTCTCCGCAAGGACGGGCAAAGTTATACGATGGACGTGGAACTTGTGTATAAATACACTCTTGGACAACTACAATGCAGCCATCATTGGCAATCCAAGCACCGGGACGGTATTTGCAAGCATCGTAGTTATTTGTCCATTGCGTAGCGGCTCTTGGAACTGCTAAATCTGTGTCATCGCTTGCTTCGTTTCCTCCAGAATATGCTCCAATTTGAGACACATACGGCGAAACATTACCAAACAAAGCGATGGCAGAAGTTGACGGAGCGCAACCATTCCACGTTATATGTTCGTAATCAAAATTTTGCGCCCCTTGTTTATCCGACGGTGCGCCCATAATGTTTCCAGTAAAACGATTATAGCTAACAGCCGCAGATGTAGCGTAAATAGCTTTGACGTAATCAGGCTCAAGATTCCATTGCCATTCTTCACCTGAATAATTAACACCACCAGCCGTGTTGTGTGTAGCGTCGTAATATTTTCCAGCCCAACTCCAAACGATTGAATTGGGGTCTTTATCAGTTATTTGTTTATAGCTTGGGTCGCTTTGCCACAAAACCGAAAATGGCTCATGCTCTCCAGTGTTAATTGGTTGTCCATAATCGTTTACAGACCAATTAGGCAATGTAACAAGCGGCTCAAAGCACTCTCTGGAATAACCAAATGCTATTGCATACTTTCTAACTTCATCCCTAGAAACAATCGGAGCAACTGATTGATAATCATCTGTACGCCACGGATAAACATGGTCGTCTGACAAATCCCATTGAGATGCAAGTGATTTGCAATCGTTTATTACATCGGTAAACGAATAGGCATTATCTAACTGAACAGAAAGCGAGTAATCGTAATTGTAATGGTAGTTGTATTGACCAAACTCAGTCCAAGTTGGCGGCGTTGGCTGAGGCGATGACCTTCCATCATCGGGGTTGTCATATCTGTTAAGAACCAAACTATAAGACACTGAAAAATTTGTGGTTGAATAATTAACTTCAATGTCTGTTATTTCCAGCGTGAATTTAGTGTCTGCATCATAAAGGCCATCTGAATTAGTATGGTTTGGGCCGCTTACCTCGTCTCCATTAAAATTCCTGTAAATCTCAATGTCAGAGTTGTCGTTAAGCCAATCAGACAACTCTGAGACAGTTCCCTCAAACGGCTCATTGCAAATATTTACATCATCACCAATAAGAGGCAGTCTTATTTTAATCAAAGAGCTGCAATCAAATTGTAAAATTGTTGGCGAAGTGTAATCACAATCGCTTGGAACAGTGTTTCCTTCTGCGCCGTTTCCGGTTTTTGAACTTTCGTTGGTTAAACTGTTTATTCCAATTATTCCTGTGTCTTTTCCAACGGTAGAAGTTACTTGAACCGTTTTGCTAAAATCAACATCAAATGGGTCGGGAACTTGAGCACCATAAAACCATCTTCCGTCTATTTGAAAAGATAAACTAAGAGTTCTATATTTGACATTTTGATAAGTGCCGCAATCCGGTCTAGCGTCAAGCCCCCACCTGCCATGCCAAGCCTTGACCATTTGCAAGTTCTTAAACCCTTGCTTTTCGCAAACAATCATGTCTTGCGGTGCAACTTCTTCATACTGCTGCGTAACACGCAAGGCTCTTGGAAACTCGTCGCAATTATAACCACAATCAACACCCTCAACGGTGCAAGTTGTTGCGATTGTTTCGCGCTCGCTTGCTGAGCGAATTACTGGTTGAGACCCAACTGGATATGGGTAGCCATTTTTAGTTACATTTTGCCATTGAGGGACGTTTTTATCGTCCGGCTTGACGTTTTGATGCGGCTTTCCCGGCCAAGCATATTGCCAGCCTTCACAGGGAGTCCGGTAAGGTGGTCGGTTGTTGCCAGCCATATTATGTGCAGACTGGTGCGGGGCTTATAAGCCACCAATAGTTAGAAGAACTGTCGGGATTGTCGGCAACGGGATACGGCCATTGCGGAAGCGTAGCGGTTGTTCCGTCAGTATCTTGTGTGGCAACCCAAAGACCGGGAACGGCAAATATGGTTTCGCCGTCATTGTCAATCCCGATTGTAACAAGTGCGCTATCTGGAGGTATGTAAACCACTTGATTCACATTGTAGCTTTGAGAAATATCAAATACTCTTTGGCCGCTAGTCCAAAACCAACCCGAAAAAGCTGTTCCAGAGCCACCTAATATGCGACGGCGTATCTTTTCGACTTTTTGATTAAGCACTTGAATCGCATTGGTGTTTGACGATTCTTGTATGTGCGTTGCATTATGCCTGCGCCACTGCCTATTGACTGAATCAGAATCGCGTGGCGAACGAAGCTGTGAAGATTCGTGCGCTTTTGGTACTACAATTCTAGGTTGCGGATTCATTACGTCGGAGGAATTGGCAGGTTTCCGCTATGGTACTGAGTTCCGTATATTGGTCTTTCTTTCCTAGAATACAAATCAGCATCCCAAGCCCCAATCGGAGCGCCAAGCCAAGAACGAGTAACCTTAAACCAAGTTCTTTGGTACTCTATTTCATCAGCTTTACGCAACCAAGAAATACTTGTGTTTCCGCCGTATTGTCCATTGCTGGAATAACACTGTGGATTGTAATAAGACATTTTAGCAAAGATAGATTTAGACGGGTCTGGCGGGTATCCAGTTGAATAAAAATAATCAGGCAATGCTGGGCTGTCTGTTTCTGGAGCTTGAATATAGCCCCCCGGATTAAGCGGTGGTGGTCTAAAATAATACGACGACCAAACAATCTGCCACCCAACAACGTAGGGAGTATCTTCCATGCGCCAAATTTTGTTTATTATTTCCCAAGCCGCACTTGCAGCCATAAAAACTTTATTGTTTGCGTCAAGTTCAGGAGAAGAAAAATTGTATCCCGTATAATAATATTGAGGATTTGGTTTTTGTTGCGTCGGGCTTGCCATTGGCGGATAAGGCAAGCTGCCCCATTTACTTCCAACTGGAGGTATTGCTGTTGCTGGATACTCTGGTCTAAAATTAGGGTTTGGAGTCTTAATTATTGATTTTAGTTCTTTAAGATAAACCTCAATTTGTTGCTGGATTTTTCCATCAACATTCAAAACGGCAGCGTCAACCGGAACTACTGGATTTTCCCTATAGGCCTGAATTGCTCTGATGATTTGTTGCTTAAAAGCCGCTTGGGATGATGTGTCGGGTATGCCATCAAAATTAGGTATTTGATTTGTTGGCATTAAAGCATAAAAATATCTAGGATGCTTCAGAATGTCTATGTTAAGCTCAACTGGAACTACATGAAACTCATCAGGCGGATTGTCGTAAGAAAGCGACTCGCTGACAATCTGCAAGCGAGCCATGTTTCCCTTCATGCGCGTAACTGAACTAGAAAGGACTCGGTAATAATTACCGACTGAATCCTGTCTTAGCGCACCTCGACCATAAATAGCTAGTTTGTTTAATGCCTCGCTATATGGCAAAACAAACGAATGTGTAACCGTAGCCTGCTCTGCGCGTTCAAGAGTTGGAGAATCTGGCAATTCTTCCAAAGGTATTTTTGAAACTTGGTGAACAGAGCCATTGTCGGCATTTGCAAGAATACTGCCAGACGGTGAAGGTGTGCCTAAGTTTTTGCCAAGTCCGTCTGCCCAATCTATGCCAGCAGGCAGCTTGTCTTTGACTATTTCTGTGCTTGGCGTAGGCATATTAAGCGGTTACGGTTAAGATGGCGGCGTTGCTGGTTACTGAACCGGGGCTGGTCGCATTATCGGTTACAACGCAACGGTAATAGTATCCATTAAGCGTCAAATCCGTTGGCTGTACCGTCATTTCTGCGGTGGTGACGTTGGAATAAGCACCCGTGTTGGTCAATGCTGCCCAAGTGTCATTGTCGGCTGAATACTCCCATTGATACGTCATGGTGTACTCACTGCCTGCTTCAACGGTGAAAGTTGTCGGATTGCCAACCGTAGTTGACGCGTTTTCCGGCTGTGTTAGGATAACAGGCGGTGTCCAAGTCAACCCCGGCTCTTGCGTCAACGCCAAAGCAACAATCGTAGTAAGCGGTATGCCCACCGCATAAGTGCCGTATTTGACAAACACAAACTCATCGCTGATTTGCAGGATGCGAGAGAAGTTGGGGTTGTTGGCCGGAAACTGGCCTACGGAAACTTGACGTGAAGGCTGCGTAGGCGTGACTGTTGCGGGATACAGGTTAAGCGAAATCGCGCTGCCGTTGACTGTTGTAGTAATGCCTTTCATAATTATGCTAAAGATGGATGAGATTGAAATACGTTTCCGCCGCGCTGTTGAGAATCTAAAGACTTTTTAAGTTCTTTTAATAGATTGCTTGTGTTTTTAGTGTTGGTTGCGGTTTGCTGCGCGTAATTAGTTCCACCTGTGCCGCCAATTACTAAGCCCATTTTTTCCCAAGCAGAAGCACCTAATTGCTTCATTTGTGGAGTAAGACCTTTTGATTCTTTGCCCAAACCTTTGTATTCTTTAAGCAATCTTTCAATAACGGTTTGACCGGAAATGTCTATTCCAGACTCTTTGTAAAGAAGTTTTCTTGATTTTTCTGAATGTTTTGATAAAGCACCAATGATTTCGTTATAGTTTTGATTGCCGTATTTATCTCTTCCATAAACAGAATAACGATTCATTTTTTGAGCCAAAGTATCAAAAAGTTGTGAATTTTGTTGGTATTGATTAGAAAATGCTTCTGTTTTTGATTGATTTCCAATACCCGGAAAATGTTTCAGCATCCAATCAGCCATAATTTCAACGCCTTCAATCCAATGGTCAAAAGCTGGTTTTAATTTAGTGGCTAAATCTGAAGCAACTGCGCTAACCTTAACTTTCATCACTTCAAACTGCATATTTGTTTCGGCTAATGTTCTAGCGTTTTTAGAAATGGCGTTAATAGCTATTTCTATTTTGCGGCTATAAGTCTTGTAGGCTTCACCAAAACGCATTAAATCATTTTCATTAACTCCCAATATTTGAGCAACCGAAGTTCTATTTGCTTGAAGCTTTGTTCCAAAACCAGACAAAGCACCACCAACGTATAGCTTTTTGGCTTTTTCAAATGAAGATGTAATTGAATCTAAAGCAGCCTTAAACATTTTTAATGTTTCAGATATGGCGCGATAAATCAACAAAGAGCGCAACATTCCGGCGGCAGCGTCAGCTAATGAAATGCCTTGTTTATTTAATTGCTTTAGCTTTTCAACCGCCTTCTTATCTTCTTCCCTGATTTGCGGAGATTGAGACGGCTGCAATGGTCTGTTTAAAATACCGCCGATAGACTTGTTGACCTTTTCAGCAAGCCCCTTAACTTCCCCCTCTAGGAGATTCAGTTTTACTTGTACGTTAAGCTCTGCGGACATTTTTAATTCTTTCTATTTCCTGAGACACATACCCATTTTTAGGTTCACTAGGCGGTTGCATCCATTTTGCCGATTCTTGAGCCGTTGCCCAAGCGTAGTACGCCCATCCCTGCGCTCCGGTAATGCCTTTCCTGATATATTCAGGATTCCAACCAAACGCTTGCATCAATCGGCATCGCTTCTCAAACGCCCACCCCCACCCATCTCTAGGAAGCGGGCTTACGCTTTTTTTGACTGCTTGCCTTCTTCTTCCTCGGCAGGCACTAGTCCTACCACCGTGGCGAAATAGCGTCCAAACTGTTCTAGGACGGCTTTAGAGACTTCCAGCACATCGCCTAGCTGCTTGCGCCCAAACTCGCGCCTAGAGGCCGCTAGGACGCTTTCCGCGCCCTTTTGGGACACCTCGTCCACTTCATCTAGCGAGTGAGTCAGTAGCCAGCAGGCAACCCAAGCGTATCTGCCGCGAAGGTCTTGCAGTTTTTCGCCGAACTTGTCGCCACCAAGAGCCATGCGAGCTAGTGGGTGGTCAACCATCTGCAAAACCTCAAAGTCAAGCTCGTAAAACGGGCGAACCGTGTATTGGCCTACTTGAATGTTTTGCTCAGGCGAAAAAGCATCGCGCAAAGCCCCCGGAAAGGGGATTGCGTTAGCTTGTGCTGCGTCTTGCTTCTCTTGTGCCGCTTGCTGGATTTTCTCCTGCAAGCCCGCTGGTAGTTTAGTATCCCCATTCATAAACTATTAAGAAGGTTGCGCGTCAACGAGCAATAAATTTTCAACAGTCAGGTTACGCATAGCCGCACCTTTGCGGGTAAAGCGTTCGCCACTGGAAACAATCACTGCCGTATAAACCGCTCCAACCGTGTTATCAATCAAAGCACCACCGTCACGGATATTGACCGTATTGCCAACTTTAGGCGCAGTCATTCCTGTGTCGTCTTGAACCGAAAGTGTCCATTTTTGACCATTGACGATATTAACGCGCCAAGCCTTTTGTCCTGTGCCATTTTCGCCGTAAATCACTTCGTTGTCGGTTTCTTGGTCAACGGATTCAACGATGTAATAGCCAGTTCCGGCGTAGGGCTGTCCCGGAGCGGGACTGGTCAATAGACCGTCTGTGCCCCAAACAAGGGTAGTAATGCCGTATGAATCTCCGCCGTTGTTTAATCCGTAGCCTGCTGATGTTGTTGTTGGTGATGCCATAAGTTTTATTCAGTTGTTAAATTACTAGGAATGTCGTTGGCAGTGGTTATCTCAATCAGATACCCGTCAATGACAAGGTTGCCCATTTGCATAGGTTTGGTTGACCGATAGTCGGGAGATGGTGTTTCCTCGCTTATGTTTTGCATAAAGCGCACCACATCCCGAACATTTTCTACGGCATCGAACAATGGCATTTCCACGTTCAATCCGTTTGACAAAGAATCGCCACGGTTAGAGTAATACCCGCGCCCCTTAGTGACCGCAATCAACCAAGAACGGTCAACCCTGTGCCAAGTTGATATTTGCGAGAACGTACCGCGAGCGGTTTCGCCGTTGTAACAAATCAAGATGCGCGGAACTTGGCTATTCATGGAAGCCTGATTCCAAAGCTCTTTAAGGTTGGACACCACCGCCGCCGTGCCTCCGTATTGACGTACCCAAGTCTGCAATTCCTCTTGTATGAGTTTTGCCTCTTGGGAAATCGTTATTGGACGTGCTAGTGCCATTATTTCAAAAGCTCGGTCAAAGTCCTATCACATACATCCAAGCATTTAGCCTGCATGGTTGGCGTAAGCTCGTTGGACATAGGGACAATCGGAAAAAACGGACGTTCTGGCATCCTGCCTTCGCCATATTGATGCGCTGTGGCATACACAGGCTCATTGTCGCAATAAACCACCGCAGCATCGGCATTAGAGCCGTCAAATGTAATAGACGACTCTAATTCGCCGTTAAGGTTAAGCGTGGCGTAATCACGCCCCACTTTCTTAGCATAACGCGAGTCTTTCAACGCTTCCCATTCAACTGGCCTATCTTCGCCAGATTGACCAAAGTTATTGCGCGTAGTTTCCATTACCGCCTCAGCCATAGCCGCCTGACACGGAATCTTTACACGATTGAACTCAGCCATTATGCTGCTTGCAAACGCTTGAGAATCTATGTAAATCTCGGCGGTCATAACGTGGTTGCCGGAAAATTGCTGCTTGCTGTTCCAAACGTGGTGCTGCGACGAGTGTAGGCGACTTGAGCAAAATCACGCTCAACAATGTCGTCAATCATCGCTTCGCCCTTGTTCACTTTGTCCAAGAACTCTTTAACGTCATTCCACGATTCAGCAAACTTGTTCTTTTCATCCGGCACTTCTCGACGACGCAGCAACCGATAGCACGTTATCGTTAACGCCATGCTAGCGACAGACGATGGAATCGGGTTAAACGGAATCTGCGAACCGTAGATGTTGGCTAACTTGGAATCAATGTAGCCGCTGGCATTGGTTATGATTTGGTCAAGAATGGTATCATTCACCACGCCAAGCCGAGAGTCATCGGTCAATGCGATTAAGTCAGGCTCTTGGATTTCTCCAAGAACCGCAGCCTTGTTGGTATATTGACTCATGGCTTACTGTATGTTAAATTTATGCTGTTGGCTTTGTGGGGATTCATTGCTCAACAGCAAAGGCTCACTTCCTTTTAACGGGGAGTGAGCCTATATCTTTTGCTATTCCCCAATAGCTCGCTTTAGCGATAAAGCGGCAATTTATATGTGTTGGTGTTATTAGCCACCGACACCGTTACCCATGCGCTTACCGTGTTGGTAGTCGCAGGAGCAGAATTGGTTGCACCAAAAACAAACTGGCCGTTGGTAGAACTCATGGTTAGCACACCATTGCTGCTAACCGTCAAAATGCTGGTTGTGCCATTATTCACGGCAATCAAAGGAGCATATTGATTGGTTGCAACGATGGTGAGCGCAGCGTTTTGACCATCACCCGCATCAATCTTCAATGGGCTAACGGTTTTCTGCTGCGCCACCGCCACAAACGGCAAAACCAACAACAAGAGAAATGCTTTTTTCATCGTCCACCCAAATAGTTGATTCCACCGCCTACGTTTGTGCCTTGAATACGGATTCGCAAGTAACCTTCCTTGCCAGTAACCGTTGATTCAGTCACCACGCCAGCCGCAATAGCTGTGGTTGTCCCAAGCACCCAATTTGTGTTATCCAAACTTTTATCCACCGCATACGAGCAAACACCCGTAGGATAGAAATGGATGGTGTGATACAAAGACGGGCTGGTAGCCAACAACACAACATTGCTAGGCGCGGCATTGGTAAAGCGGCTGAAAACGTAATTCGTAGAATACACGTTAAAAGCCTGATTCTCAGGCACAACCGTAACCAAATCTTGCGCCCTCGCCGCCCCTATGACGGCGAGGGTCACAATCAATGTGTATAGGCTTTTCATCGCCTTAGTTGGATTAAAACACCAACTGCAACGTGGCCGTCGTAGCCGAGGCATTCGTAGTCGAAGCCCCAGAAGTAATCTGAAGGCGGACGTAACGGCGCGTATTCGGCGGCAACTTGAACGTGTAGGTGGCGGCAGAAGCACCAGCCGAGCTTGCGCCCGTTTGGGTCTGCGTAGCCAGCGTACCGATAGCCGTAAACGAGCTATTGTCCGCGCTATCCGCAATGACGTAGCTCATCGTGCGGGTATCCGGCAGGATGGTCGTAGTCAGCGCAGGAGCGAGAACTTGCAGATTGATGGTTTCGGTGGTCGCATACGGAATACCGCTCACGGCATCGCCCAAGTCAATAGACGAGCTATTGACGGTGGCCGAGGCGGAATCAGGCAAGGCGCGTGTGATGATGTAGTTAGCATCCAATACCGCACGTTGATTCGTCGGCAAGTTGCTAGGAGTCAGTCCAGTAAATGAAACGCTCATAATGTGTGTTTTCTAAGGATTAGCTGTTGGTTTCAGTGTTCAGAATCGAGTCCGTCAACGTGATGGGATAACCCAAGCAGGTTTCAGGCAGCGGAGCAAACGCCGGACGGCCACCCGCATCGGCAGGCTGCATCGAGTAGGCTGCGCTGTAAGTGGTGATACCGGGGTTGATGGTGGTACGGCTACGGTTCAGAACGCTCTGAGTCGTGCGGTTGATGAACCAGCGCAGATTGTTGCGGCGAGCAACCGGAATCTTAGCCAAAAGCTGAGAAGCGCGGTCATCGGTCAACCATTGCGTCGAGGTCGAGGTAACACCAGTGACAGCCCAAGCCGAGAGGTTGGACAGGACGTTCAAACCAATCCAAGACTTCAAATTGCCAACGTAGGCAAAGTAAGCCTTGGTAGAATCGTTCGGGTCAACAATCTGTTGGCGGAACGGGGCGGAAATGGCAAACTGCCCATCCATGCCCACATCGTAGCGAACGCCTTCTTTCTCATCCATCCAGACGAGATAAGCCGAGGTTGAATTGGTCGTGCCACCAGCGGCGACAGAATCGGCCAACTGAGAACGAATGCCAGTGAAGCCGGAGCTATCAGCGGAAGTGCCGTACCAAGTCTGTTGACCAATCAAGATAGAAGCTGCGCGAACCGCGCCAGCCGCTTCAAGCTGCCAGAGCGAGCCAAGGTGAGCGGAATCCGCTTCCCAAACCGCTTCGTCCATGTTCAGGCGAGCGTCGAGGAAGAACATCTCCTTGATTTCGCTCTTGTAACCGCTCTTGGAAGCAGTCGTGCCCGCATTGGCGTTACGGAACTGAACCGTGGGAAGCGTGGTGCGCTTAACGGTCTTGTACCATGTGCCGGGGCGTTTCATTGCGCTAAACACCTCAAATTCAGGTGCAAGCGTGGTTACATCCTCGATAAGTCCCGTGTATTCGTCAGCACGGTCAAGGATGGCTAAGTCGTACAGTGAAGTAGTTGCCATAGTGTGTTTTGTTTAGTTTTTGAGCATCTTTTGACCGAGCAGCAAAGCACCTTCTTCGCGCTTCGCGGCCAGTTGCGCTTTGAATTCAGGACTGCGCTTGTCGAGGGGTTTATTGTCAGCCGAGGGAACAAAGCCTTTGCTCAACTTGACTTGGTTCTTCGGAAGTTTGGCAATCACATCCTTGATTTCAGGGATGGACAGCTTGACGAGAGATTCGTCAGAAAGCGGGATAATTTTGCCGTCTTTGGACGCTTCCAGCTTCAAGTTTTCGATTTCCGCCTTGTGAGCAGAAGCCTTAGCAGCTTCGGAATTAGATTCAATTTCTTTAAGCTTGGCAGAAAGTTCCAAAACAGTCTTTTCGACAGCTTCAAATTTCTTTTTGCTTTTAGCCTTTTCTTCGTCATCGGCTTCTGCGTCTGCATCAGCGTCAGCGTCGTATTCAGCTTCGCACTTGTTTTCGTGCTTTTCGCCTTTTTCATGCTTTTTCTTGGATTCTGCATCCATTTTATGCTTGGCTTCCAGAGCCAGCTTGGACGCTTCAATGATTTCCGCTTCAGTCGCCGTTTCGGGCAGACCAAGAGCAAGAGCGATGTTTTTCATGCTGTGTTTGTTTTGGTTATTGGTTTGTTGAGAAAAGAAAAGCCCTTTAGTCGCCGCTGGATTGCTCACAATGTCAACTGAATGGACTTCGGTAAAACGAACGTATCTGTCATGACCGATAAGCTCCTCATCAGCCGTGGTAGAAGCGGAAAGCCCAAACTCATGCGCCATCTTTTCCGCCATTTCAATTATTTTATTGTACTTCTCGTCAGACTTGAGAAGGTGCATATCGGCAACAATCTTGTCGCCTTCACGCCGGAAGTTCTTCAATGCGCCGTTAATGTCGTCTGCACCCGCATCGTGGTCTTTTCCAAAGCGAACCTTAACGCCATCCTTGCGAGATGAGCAAAGCGACAAAAAACCGTCAATAGAGCAATCATCCAAAAGCAGGTTATGACCTTTGGCTTCCCCCTTAGACATGACACATACGCCGTAAATAATGCCAGATTGCACGTCTATCTTGGCGGGTGTCAGTTGGCTAAATTGCAACATTCGTGAGTGTGTATAACACGTTAACGATAAATCACAAAGCCAAGAGGGCTAAATTGGCGAAGAATGTGGTTTGGACAAAAAAAGAACCCCAAGCACATTTAAGCACTTGGGGCAATGGATTTAAAGCTGATTAGTCTGCGTTAGTGTCGAGCGTAAACGATTTCTTAAACTCGTCTGAATCAACAAGGCGGTTGGCTTGTGCATCAATCAACACAAACTTGCCATTACGCATTTCGTGTGAATCTACGCGCTGATTGCGCTCAATCTCTTGCGAGTTGCCTGAGCCATCGTTGGTATTAACTTTTTCCGTTTTGTCTCGGTGATACTTCTGAATCATCACATGGTAACGATGCTTGTCAGGGTCGGAAAAGTCAGCAGGAGTGTATGGAATGATTGATTCAACTCGATAATAAAACTTCTTGGCAAACTTTTCGTCGTCTTTGGGGACGTAGTTCTTAAACAGCAGCTTTTCAAGCTTTTCAGCTTCTTCAATGCTAATCCAGCGTGGTTCTTGCGGTGCGGTTGTCGTTGCGGTTTGTGTTGGTGCGGCCATAGTTTTAGTATTGTGGTTTTGGGTGTCCGTTTATCCTGTGTGAAATGACTTCGGTTCGGGAAATTAGCCACTTGCTGGTTTTGCCACCAGTTCCGGGCTTGAAGGCTGTTTTGAACATCCCTTCCTCGCACATTCGCGCAAGTTGTCGCCTGCCGATAGGAAGGTACTTTTTGGATGAAGCCGTGTTAAGGTCTATGTAATCTCCGTTCATTTTCCCCTTAATGATTGTGATTAGTTCTGAGGCGAAAGCCTATCGTGCGGTGGACTATCTATGTTTAATTTGCGAGACGCAAGTTGATGCTGGAACACCAATGTACCGTCCATGTTTAATTCAGCCGCATACAAAGGACTGCCGCTAACTGTGCCGTCTGCGTTCTTGGTGATTTCATTAGGAGAAACCCAAAGCTGCATCCCGCTATCCATCTTGCAATCCCAATCGTAGCCCGCCGGAACAGAATACCAACCCGGCATACCATTGAACTGATACACCTTAATGCCGTCAACGTAATGTCCAAACAGGCTCATCAGTATTTGACCGCGTTGTTGTTTTCCTTGTCCTGAATCTTGACGGCTTTGCTGATAGGCGGGGCTTTGTCAATTTCTTCCATCTCAAACTCAATGCCGATGTTGCGATTGATGGTCTGCAAACCGCGCTTTTTGGTAGGCCGCAAGCCCGCAGTACTCATCTGAGCAATAGTTTTGGCGTAAGTAGCCGCTGCGCCTTCGCGCATACCGCCCCAGAAGATTTCAGGGGCAGCACCGCGATAACCGTTAATGTCAAGGAATTGGCGAAATAACTGGCGACGAAGCGTGTCACTCAAATTTCTTGTGTCCAAATCACGAACATCTTCCCTGATTTCTTCTGATTGAGATGCAGCACCAGAACCCATGCCAGTATTTTTTGGATTGGAGCTATACGATTCACAACCAACAACCCTTGACACAAGGCTATCCAACCATTCCTGAAATGCCTTATGCGCCGACGCTGAATCCGTAGCGGCAACTTGTCCCCATTCAATCGCCGCCTTAGAATCAATAACAATGCCGCCTAATTGAGAACACATTGCAAGAGCTTCTTGCATTTGCGATACTGTGTCTTTTTGCTGTGTGTTGACTTTGGCAACCGGAATAGGCATCCCATACTTCTGCATCAACAAAGCAAACCAATCTCGCCCCTGCGTAGCCAATAGCCACGGAAATAAGATTGCCCGCATTTGACCGCCAAAGTTAGGCGGGATGATAGGCGAAAGCATTGTGCCGCGATGGACGATATGCACATTCGGGTCAGGTGCATAAATATCCTTCATCGAATACTGAACCGCGCCATTGGCAGTCGTGGAATAAAAACGCAACCACGATTCAAAATCGTCAGGATTGTAATGATGCGGATTGTCTTTTTCCGCAAAACTAGGCACATACGGGAGCTTAAAACAGAGCAATGTCGGGTCAACTGCGGCGATTGATTTCAGTTTGTACCTCAATGGGTACTTGTATCTTGTGTGTTCCGCTGACCCGACAGGCTCAAAAATCTTTTCCGCCACAGCTAAAGGATAAAGCGTGGCATCCAGCAAATGCACCAATCCCGTTCGCCAGTTATCGCAACCGGAAATCATCTGCTTGATTACATCGCAAGCAATAACGTCATCCTCATTTTCAGGGTCGGCAGGAATCAGAGTTTCAACATTACCCGTGATTACCGATTTGCGTTTTCCCCACACACCTTGAAGATGTCCGTAAGAGGAATACATATCGCGGAAGATGGTGAATAAAAGCCATGTATCACCGCGCTCCGCTGACCTGAGAGCGTTTTGGATGCGCTGAACATCAAGGCTAGAAGCGATGTATTGCGGCTGGCCTAAACCCGAAATACGCGCCTTACGCTCCGTAGCAATGCGCGGCTTGCGCTCTGTCTTGACTGGCTCATTACGAGCAAACAAGCGTTGAAAGAAATTAGGTTTAGCTGCCATTGAGCTTTAACGTTACACATAAAGTTTGATATTGCAAGAAAAATCTCTTGGAACGCTTGGACATTTAGGGCAATATGGACGCAGATGAAAGATTACCTATTGCTTAAAAACGTAAAGCAATGCCCCAAATGCCGCAACCTGTCCGCACCTAAGTATTTTCCCGGACAATGCCGCGCTTGTGGTATGCAGTTGTTTTCTAATACCGACAACATCAAGCGATTTGAGCATGATACCGGATGGCGCGAGTATTGGGTTTACACGCCGGATAAAGGCTGGATGCATCGCACACAAATCTTTGGCGAGCGTCCTTTGCCAAGAATCGTTGAGGATGAATCGTTAGAAGATGATTATGGCACACAGGATTATGTCAACCGCAAAATTGACAACTCGCGCATTGAGCTTAAAGAGGCGTTGAAAAAGACAAAGAAAAAGCCCACGTTTAAGAAGGTGTATAAATGATTGATTGCAAAATTAAGGTTGAGCGGCATAGCGGAGTTAAATGCCCGCGCTGTTATCATTACAGCTATTCAATGAATTTTGACAGCTTGTGCAATCGTTGTGTAGCCATATTGACCAAACATTATCCAGAAAGCGAACAAGCTAAAGAATGTTTTGCACATATTGAGATGCGTGGATTAACACCGAAAGATAACCCTGAATGGAATAACGTATGAAATGTAAAGATTGCAAGTGGTTTAAAAAACAAACGGAATTAAAGACAGAAACCGTTTATTCTAATCAAGACAATTCGTTATATTCTTATCCAACTTTAGGTATTAAGCAATTTTTTACTGACGTTGGTTATTGCCATTACAACCCTCATCATATCATGAAAGAAGAAAACGATTTTTGCAGTAAATTTACAACCCAATCAACTGATAAGGACTTCGGCTCAGAGACACGGGTTTAGCAAAGTTGATGGCGTGATTAGGGTCACTTGCAATTCCGAACCTGAAAGCATCAAGCGCATCGTCGCCACCGTTGCCTTCTGTGTCAGCGTTGAACTTCTCAATATCTCCAGCCCGCTTTTCGCTGTGTTGCGCTAGTTGAATCTGTGTAATCAGGTTTTTGCACCGTTGATTAATAAAACCTTTGGACGGGATGTTGGCTGATATGTCGCCAAACAACGCATGGCAACGCTTCCATCCGTTAGCCCTGTCCACTTCGGCCACCGAGAAATCTATACCATTTTCGCTAAACGCATCAGAAATCGTTTTTCCGTCCTCGTTGCGGCTGAAGCAGTCTCGACCAGCCACAAAGAAATAAAGGTCGCCTACGCTCAAATGGTGCGCGTTAAGCATGGCTTTGATATTCTCAGCCTGCTCGTAAATGACGTTTTCCGAGTCCACCCATTCGTCCACGATGTAAGTCAGCCCCTTTTTGTCTTGGGCAAACAAAATGCAAGCCGCATTGTGAGCAAATCCGAAATCGTAAGAGGCGTACCACCGGACGGCAGTTTTTTCGTCGAACGCGACGTGATGGTTGGGGTAAACGTGGCGGTCTGGTACGAAATTGGTAAAGAACGAGCCTGCGGCGAAATCCCAATCTCCGTCCAACCACGCTTTGCGCTGCCATCCGGTAAGACTTTCAAGCTGCTTGACATACTCTTTGTTGATGAATTTATTGTCATAAACCGTGGAATGTATGTACCTAGTACCCGTCTCCTTTTCTTTACCAAGCCGCCACGGGATGACATACATCTGCTTATTTTCAGCCATACCCACGCCGCCGGGGTTGGTGTCCTCATACAATCGCGGTCTCCAATTAGCCTTGCTGGTACGCAAGCAGGTAAGGATGAACTTCTTTTTGGCAAAGGTAAGCTGGTTGGACTCCATCAAATAGATAACGTCATATTCCTGCCCCATATACCTGTCAATGTCCTTTTCGTCCTTGAAGTTGCCCATCAGCACTTTACTGCCATTTTCAAAGATGATTTCCTGCGCTTGTTGCTTGTAATCATGCGCCAAGCCGTTAAGCAGTTTAGTACGGTAATCCTGAACTTGTTCTTGGTTGGCTTTGCCTATCTTACGCAAAAGCAGCACTTTAAGACCGGAAAACCGTTGGCAATCGTCCGCAAATATCTGCGCCAGAATCGCATGGGATTTGGAACTGCCACGTCCGCCACCGCTCATCACCGCCGTTGGCCCGCCTTCATGGTCACATTCCCGCGCTTTAGAACAGAACTCAAGCTGTTTAGGTTGCAGAAATATGTTCGCTTTGGTGAAGTTCTCCAACTGCTCTTTAGGACAGCCAAGCTTTTTGCCGTATTCCCACATCGGACGGAAAGCGTTAATCGCCGCCTGTTGTTCAGCCGACAACTTGGGAATAGGTGGTTTTAAAATTTTTTGGCGACTCATTTACGATTTTCCTAGTTTCTTGCGCCGAATTATGTACTTGCACACCACATCAACCGGATTAGGGCATTTAAGCATCTTGGGGAACATGTTGGCCACCATCGCGCCAGAACGCTTGAAAAGCTCGTCTAAATCAATCCTAGCACAATTAGAAGCTTGTCGGCAGAATGAGTCATACTTAGCGCAATCATTCAGCCAGCAATCGCACAAAGCTTCCAACCAGTCTATGTCAAAGCCTCTTAGCTTGGATTCTTCAAAACAGCAATCCAAAGGAAACCCGACGCTATCGTGCATCCTAAACACACCGCCAATCAACATCTTACCATTGCTTGATAAGCCCGTGACGTAAAGCGGCTCGGTCAAAGCTTGATGATGCGCCAAGTACATAAGCACAGCATACACAACTTAAATCCGATTCACAAGCTATTATCGCTTGCCAGTCAATCTTACCCATGCTACTTTACACACATTATCTGACGAAAGGCTTTGATAACGTCAGCAGGTTAGGACGGGCAGCACCGACTCGGGCTTGCCAGCATAGGCTGATAAACAACACGTCACCTGTAAAACAACACCACGACAGCCGCGCCCAAACCACGCCGCACCCGCCATGACTCTACCAAGAGTGGGATTCCTAGACCATTAGCTACCGCATGACCGAGCTACGCAAACGCCAGCACTTCTACGAATCAACCCCGACAAGGGGGACTTCCCTGCCCACACCACGTCAACTTGCAACGCATTGAAACAAAAGCATTTGCAACAACACAAGTGCGTGGATAAGAGATTTGGCAATAGGGTAGGCAAAATTAGTGTGGGGTAATGTTCGCACACCGGGGCTGGCGGGTGTTTATTATCCGCCATCACCCGACGCAATTGCCTTCCGCTCCGTCGCATCGCTGACAACCTGCGCTTCAATAGCATCGCCGTACACGAGGCGCGACAGTTCGCTGGTCACAAGCACGTTGACGGTAGGCTGTGTCGTCTGCTCTGGTTGTTTGGCGAAGCGTTCGGGCGCAAGCGCACGTTCAGCCATCCAAGCTTTAGCGCGCCAGTCTGCCCTAGCAACTACGACAGGGCCGTCTGGCGTCTCAATCACCTTGCCGTCGCCTGCTTCGTCTATCGCATCTAAGGTAGCGGACAGTTTAGCCTCACGCACATACGTTAGTAAATCACTAAACTTACTACTGTTTAAGCTTTTCCAATTGAACCAAGTCTGCGGATTGATGCCTAGAATCATGGCTGCGCCCGTCTCTGTGATACGTTTGGCGACTAGTCCGGCCATCTCATAGGCGGCCTGCTCGTCTATCCTGCGGCCACGCTTCACCAGTCCGGCTTGCCTAGCCTTTGCCTGTGTGATTGCTTGGTTGTCAGTTGATTTCGTCTTAGCTTTGCCCATGCTGGCAAAATAGCTTATTTGTGGTCACTTGGCAAGCTTTGTGGTGCAAAGTGGATTTGGCTTATGGCGCGTTTTGATGTGATTCTGCTTTACCGTTAATCATTGGGGAAGCGTGGGATTCTGTGGCGGGTGGTATGGTGATAGCGGGCAATCTGGCTTTTAACGATACAGAAAAACACCGTGCCAATGTGCTTTTATGGCTTAAAATATTCTGTGATTTTGTTTGCTGGCTTGGCATGGTTGTTGCGTGGGTTGGTTTATCGTCTGGGCAACAAAAAACCCGCTGGTTAGGCGGGTGCGTGGTGGTGCGGTGATGGGTTATTTGTTGTCGTCAAAATATTGCTTGTATATTGATTCGCCGTGGCCGTTTGTCAGTTGTTTGCAGTCTATTTTTTCGGCTTTTCCGTTGCGAACAAAATACAGGTTTGATTCGTCAAAAACCCATTTCCCCTCAAATGACAGGATGCGCTTCCCCATGTGGTAAATGTCTGATTTGAACTCAAGCTCTTTTGCTATTTTTGCGAGTGTTTTTTTCATATTGATTTTGATTTGATTGGACTGGTTATTTCGTGAAGTGATTGAGCACAACGGGATATTGCCCAGAAATCAACATTTCTTTCGCCGCTTGAATCGCGAATGATTTGATTGATTGCAGACTTGCTTTCGTGCCTGTGCCTGATTCGATAAGTTCAGCAAAATACAAATCCGGCTGCTCGCTTATTTTGTAAGTTTGCTTGCCAGAAGCAATCCGCTTTTCGCAATCACGAAGCCAGCGTATGGCGATAATTTCGCCTTGTTCGCTAGCGTTAAATTTTTTGAATGTGCTGTTCATATTATTTAATTTCCCTTTCACGATTCAACTTTGGCAGGTCGCTGGATTATTGCAAGCATCTTTTTCAACTATTTTCAAGGTGATTGAAACGGGCTATTTGATTGAACGGCTAACCCTGAGCGGTCGAGGTGAAGACAGTCCCCCCATTGCTGAGAGGACTTGTCTTGATTGCTCACTAACCCTTCGGGGTTCGGCGCATGACGTTTAGACGGTGGCGAGTATTGCCGGATGCGGTCACGTTGTCATCCGTGCCGTCTATGTCCCGCATTGCTGCGGTGGCGGTCGCGGGTGGTTAGCCCGCACATCGTTTTGTTGTTGAGGTTCGGTGTTGTTTATTGGCCTATGCCAGCAGACCGCCTAAGCGTGTCGCCCCGTCTAACCTTTGCCGTGTCAATATCTTTCGGCGTGTTGTAATATAGCCTTGCTCGTGTCTGGCACGAATGACAAAAGAAACCCCGCCAGCGGTTAAGCCAGCGGGGAGTCATGCAAGGTCTGCCGCCAGCCTAAAAAGACAGGCAGCATAGTGTCCGAAATTGTTTGGAAGTCTTGCATGACTTATTCAACGCCATCACACTAACCCGCATTGCGCCTTGTCGCAAGTTTTCACGCCTAAAATCTAGGACAACTTGGACAAAATATTGCCCGCCATCACAAAACCCTTGCAAACATTGGACAAAATGACGATTTTTTTTCTTGTGTTTTTGTGGCGCGATGCTAGATTGTGTCCAGTTAGTTAACCAATCAAATCAAATACGAATATGAAAACATCACCCAAAGAAAAGAAGTTCATTCTGTCCGCACTGTCCCGCATGGGCATTGACGAAACGACAGCAAACAAGCTTCGCCGGATTAGCCTAACCTTGCAACGATGGGCGGAATTGGAATGCGGTTGCGATGATGGACACATCGAACGAGACGACGACACGGACAAACCCTTTTACGTCCGCCAATGGCAAAACCGCTACACGGGGCAATGGCAGACGAGCCGCTATCCTGTCGCTGACCGCGAGAAGGGCGCATTGAAACGCTTGCGGGCTATCATGTCAAGCTTCCCTGAGTTGCTAGCCTATCATCAAGGAGACTGTCGCGGAGCGGCTCTTTACATACTCCGGCGCGAGCAGTTGCAAGCGGGGGAAGTCCTAGACTCCGTTTATTCTCGCGGAATTGCGGTTTATTGACCCATTCAACACATAAACTCCAACTAATATGATTTACTACGCCATAAACACGCGCACACGCACCGTTTCCACCGTATCCGTGTCTTGCTTTGAGCAGTTGCAAGCAATGTTTCGCTTTGGAATATCCTTGCCAGACGGCCAGAGAGCAAACGCAATCGGACGCATGAAGCCTGAGGAGTTTAACAAGCGAGTAAAAAACTACACGCTTTTAACATACGACAACGCAACCACATAAACGCAACCACATAAACTCAACCATTCAACGCCATGAAAACCGACGACCTTCAAACCGCCCTATTCAACGCGCACAACCGCGTTGTGGCCTATCGCGGCCACAAATATCGCCTAGACTGTCAATTTCGAGATGTGATTTATCCGCATAAACGCGAGGAATTCCATTGCACGGCGTTGGATTTAACGCCCACCACGCCGGACGAGGCTAGGTTCTGCATCTGGGATTTGTGGCGAAGTGATTCAGACGACGCTGGCAAGCTTATGCTACGCTTTGCACAGTTGGGCGGATACGTTAAACCATAAACGCAAAGGCTATAAAATGAAAGACACAGTGAAAGACACAAAAGCAATAAACGAAATATCTAAGTTTCTTAACATTCCCAAAACAATGCTTTCAGAAGATGATGGCAGCGTCCACCTTAACCTTGACGATACGTTTAATCCGCGCTCAGTTGTCGCGGCTCTTGAATCGGACGGGTGGGCAGACAAATGGACAACAGACGGATACCAACTCGGGTGCGTATGTGTTCACCAAAAAAGCACGGGGTTTTTTTACATGATGAACGATTGACATAATCGCAAGAGATTAACACATAAACAAACAACCACATAAACGAAAGCAATTAACAAAAAGGAAAAATATGTCATTCGCATCAATGCACAACGATTATTTAGACCCAGACCGTTACTTCAACCAACCTGAAGATTACGGGCATCAGCCCATGCTGGACGCATTGAAAGCCATTTCCACCAATCGCTGGCGGTGGGATGAAATTGACTGTTGCTGGACTGGCAAAGACGCAGACCTTGAGCCGCGCGGACAGCAGGGGCTTCATTTTGACTATATAACCGAAGAAAAAGCCTATGCCACGGCGCACATCGGAAAAACATTTGTTGGCGACGATGTTACGCTAAACCTGCCGCGCAGCATTAGCGACACATTGAGAGAAAAATGTCACGAAGCCTACATGGAGCAGTCGCAAGAAGTTGTTTGCGGATGCGACTGCCCCGGAGAATGGGACGGCGATAGTTGGTTCATGTCTGCTCAAGAAAAAGTATCAGTGGATGTCGTCTATACCGACGATGAGCCGGATTATGCTGCCACCGCAAAAGCGTTGCGTGATGCTGCCCAGCGGTCATTGGCCGATGTCGAGCGGGAATTAGTTGTCGCGGACAACATCATGAGTATGCTTTCAGGATGGAGAACGGACAAAGGCAAGCCTTGCAAAGATGGCAAGCCGATCAAGTGGGCAGCTTATAGTCATTTATTAACTGCATAAACGAAAAGGCAATCAAATGGACGCAAAACCTATAAACGCAATCACCAAACAGCAATGGGACGCAATCAACAGAGGTTTGGCAATCGCATCGGCATTTATGCAGACCTCAAACAAACAGCAATCGCCCCCTACTTGGTGCGAAGAGATAAGGGATGCTCAAAAGGCATTGGCTGAGATTAAAATACTTGAGAATTTAGCTTGCCCCACATAAACGCAACCGCTAGACTAAGGAATCAAATGAATAAAAAACAAGCAATACAAGAAGCAATAACTCGCTGGCCTGAAATGACAAGTCTTGGGAACTCGGTGGTTGCAATTCGCGGACGCGCACCAGCAAGAACAAGATACGCAGTCGGAAGGATTCGACTTGGGAATCGGTCTACTTTTTTGGGATACGGAGAAACCTTTGAGAAGGCATTTGAACACGCTGACCGCATTTACAAGCAAAACACATAAACGCAACACACTAAACACATGAACAAATCCGAATCCACAAAAAACCTTTTCGCCGCGCTAAACAAGGCGCAAGGCGAGATTCTTGACACACATTCTTAAAGGTGTTACGATATGGACATGCGGATTGATTATTATGTTTACGCGCACCAAAAACCGGATGGCTCTGTTTTTTATGTTGGAAAAGGAACTGGAAAAAGGGCGTTTGAGCGGCAAGGGAGAAATAAGTACTGGAAAAGAATTGCAGCAAAGCACGGTTTTAGAGTTGTGTTTTTAGAATGGCTTTTGGATGAGTCTGAGGCCTACGATAGGGAGCGTTTTTACATAAAATACTTCAAGGGAAAAAATCAGGCTCAAGCAAATGTTTGCGATGGTGGAGAGGGTGGTATTTCTGGAGTGTTTGGCGAAAATCATTTCAACTGGAAGCCGTATATCACAAAAGAAGTTGCCGAAATGCTTTATTGCCAGCAAAAACTGTCAACTGAAGAAATAGCAAGAATTTACGGAAAATCAGCAACGGCAATATGTGGCAAGTTGGAGCATTGGGGAATAAAAAGGAGGAGTGCAGGAAGGGCTAGAGTTAAAATTTTGTGCGAAACCACTGGAGAAGTTTTTGAAACCTTAAGCGAGTGCGCTAAAAAATACGGTCTTTTTTCGGGAAATATACAAAAACAAATAAACGGAAAATACAAAGAGTGCGGCGGTAAAACATTTAAAAAAATATGAGCAAAATCCACACACTAATCCCACAAGTAATGGCTGAGGTCGGAGCAATCGCCAAAGGCCGAAAGAATCAGCAGCAAGGCTACCAATTCAGAGGCATTGACGATGCCTACCAAGCTTTCCAGCCTGTTTTCTCCAAGCTTGGCGTTTTCGTAGTGCCTACTGTTTTGAAAGTCACCCGCGAAGAACGGCAAACCAAGTCCGGCTCTGCGCTGATTTACACCACGATGGAAGTCAAACACACCTTCTTTTGTGCCGAGGATGGCAGCAGTTTTGACGCTGTGACCATTGGCGAAGCGATGGACTCCGGCGACAAGAGCAGTAATAAAGCAATGAGCGCGGCGATGAAATACGCCCTCCTAGAAGTGTTCTGTGTGCCTACAGAAGGCGACAACGACACGGAGAACCATTCTCCCGCGCCATTGCCTAAAAACGCACCAGAAGCCAAGTCAAGCGCACCGCAGACCGCTCCTAAGCCTGCGCCTAAACCTGCCGCACCTGCCACACCAAGCAAGAGTCACGCTGAACGCTTAAACGGCATGATGTCGAAAATCCTTGAGCTTGGTGTATTGCCAAAGGAGATAAACGCTTTTGCCTTTGCTCAGGGCTACATCAAAGCGGACGGCAATGCGGAAACAGATTGGCCTGAGTCAGCAATGCCCAAGAGCAAGGCGGAGTTTGACAAACTCTGCCAGCGCATTGTGGACTTCGCGCAAGGCGATATTACCCCGTAATCAACCAACAACAACCAACATAAACGCAAAACCATGAGCGAACAAACAAAACAATACCTGCCCGGAGTCTGGATTCGTGAAAAGCAATTCAGCAATGGCGGCAGCGTCCTAAACGTATCGGTTAAACGCGAGTCCATTCCTGAGCTTACTAAGCTGCTTAATGCAGCCGCAGCGGAGACGGGATGGGCGCGGATGGTCATCGCCGGACGCAAAAACCCCGACGAGAAATCAACGCACAGCATTTTCGTTGACACATGGAAGCCGACGAAGAAAGCTGAACAAGACGACATTGGCTTCTAACCATAAACGCGACGAGGTTACTAAGTCGCATCAAGTCAAATGAACAGATTCGCATTACCAACTGCCGCCGATGAACTAGCCGATTGCCAGCATTGCGGCGAGACATTTCACTACGAAGCATTGGACGACAACGGGCTTTGCCAAGATTGCCAGCCAGAAGAAGGAGACGAAGAATGAGCATTAAATCAGCAGGACATTGGTATAAACGCGATGGAGAGCCTATGCACTTCATCGAGAAAAAGGACGGCTCAGGACTACGCGCAACCACGCTTGCGGACGCTAGGAAGCTTGATTTGCTTCCATCTGTCACCACGATTTGCAAGGTGTTGGACAAACCTGCGCTGAACGAATGGCGCATACGCAACGCCATTGAAGCGACATTGACCACGCCTAAACGCGATGACGAGACGCTAGACGAGTTTGCCGCTAGGGTCATGGCAGTAGATAGTGAAAGCATATCCGACGCAGCTAAAGAGCTTGGGACGAGTGTTCACGATGCCATTGAGAAAGCGTTAAACGGCAACGTTGGAGAAATGACCGAGCAAGTGCGGGCTTGCGTTGCTCCAACGCTCGTTGCGGTGGATGAGCTTGGCAAGGTTATGTTCACGGAGCGCGTATTACTTGGCGAAGGATATGCGGGGCGGGTGGATTGCGTAGTTGAAAACGACGACACAATCACCGTCATTGACTTCAAGACCACCGGAGCTAAAAAGCTTCCCAAAGAGTCTTACATGGAACACCGTTTGCAGCTATCAGCCTACGCTGATACGCTTGGCAATACAGGCAATAAACGCATCAGGACGGCGAATATCTACATCAGTACGGCTAGGCTTGGAGAGATAGCTGTTTGCATAAACGACGATTGGCTGGAAGATAGCAAGACATTTATCTTAATCACGGTACTATGGCAGAGAATCAACAACTACAAACCACAATAACATGACTACACAACACGATACAGACAACTTGACAGTATGGGACAGCGCATCTGAACGCATTGACACGCAATATGGCCACATCAAATACAGCGAATGGCTTGCGCTTGAGAAGAAGCGTTTTGCAGCGCATGGCGTAAAGACGGAGATTCGCAGCAAGGTCTTGGAGGCAACGGGAGTCACAATCATGGCTCTTAGAAAGGTGACAGAATGAAATCATCGCACTCAAAACAAACCGCTCGCATCCTAGCGCACCTGCTAGAGAACTCCAACGACGAATGTCCTGCCATTGACTTGCACTATGTCGGCAGCGACTATAAACGCAACGGCTTCGTAGCATCGCTATCCCGTCGCATCTCCGATTGTCGGCAGCAGGGCTGGCATATCACCTGCCGCCGTGAGCAGAACAAGCAACAAGTCCAAACCTACTACACACTACACACATGAAATGGCGTTACACACCCGAAAACTGGAACGGCCTTATCTACCGCAACAAACGCTTCTGGGGCGGTCAGAAGCGCGTGAACACATGGCTTGCTCGCCATGACAACCTGCCGATTGGATGCTTGGCTAAACACCTACACAAGATGCTGACTTAGGCACAATAAATGCAATACTATTAACCGCCTAGCGTTAGGCAGCCATTGATAGTGGCTATACCCGAAACCATGAAACAAAGCTTTAGAGCGTCCATTGATTGTGCCTTCGCCTATCCTTTTAGGCAAAACGGGACTATCACGCAGTCAGTGGATGCTCTTTTTATTTATGAAACTAACAGTGGAAAAGCCTAATTATACACAAGTCCCAAACGTGATACTTGACAACATGGCCGAGTTTACCCATGTAGAGTTTAAGGTGGTAATGCTGATATGCCGCTACACGTTTGGCTTTCACCGAGAAAAACATCGCCTTAGCTACTCGTTTATCGAGCGGGCTTGCGGCCTTCATTGCAACTCGGTCAACAATGCGCTTCATTCGCTATTCGCTAAGGGTGTAGTTTCTAGGTTTGAGCTTGGCGATACGTTTGAATACACAATCAACACAAACGATGTTGCCACACTACAAGATAGTCCACACTACCAGATAGTGCAGGCCACACTACCAGATAGTCCGAAGAAAGAAAGAGATAAAGAAACTAATAAAGAAAGCACTTCTAAAATTCCTGACAATCTTAATGCGCCAAAGTTTGTTCAGCATTGGGAAATGTGGAAGCAGCATCGCAAAGAGAAGAAAAAGCCGATGACTGAGCTATCAGCAAAAATTCAGCTTGAAAAACTTTCCAAGATTGGCGTTGAAAGGTCTATTGCGGCAATAACACACTCAATAGCTTGCGGATATCAGGGCATATTTGAATCACCACAGCAATCCGCTAGTAGCTTCTATCAAAAGCAGGCAGGAGGTAACTTTTGAACCAAGACCAGACGAGCTTAAAAAACGCAAGGCGCGAACGTGCGGCAATGGTTGAGTTGTATTCTGGCTCAGGGCAGATAGACAGACTACCACCGCACAGCACAGAAGCAGAGCAAGCTGCCATAGGCTGCATCCTGCTAGACGCGCCCGAGTCTATGCCCGTATGTGAAGATGAGCTTACGACTGAAAGCTTCTACGACCTACGCAACCGCACCATCTACGAAGCCTTGTTAGAGCTATGGCGGGCAGGCAAGCCGATAGACATAACCACCGCCTATTCTACGCTTAAAGCTAAGGGTGTGTTGGAAAGCGTTGGCGGCATAGGCGAGTTAAGCCGGATGGCAGACGGAGTGCCAGCGGCGGCTAATCTGCCCTATTACGTCGAGATACTTGCCGAGAAGCAAACGCTCAGGAAAGTAATCAAAACGTCCTATAACGCAATTACGAGCGTTTACGAGGCATCTGGGAAGGTGTCT